ATGTTTTCCTCGTGAAAGTCTGCGCCCCACACATACTTGTTGTACCTGCCGATAAAAGAAAAATGGCTCTCAAGTTTATCACGCATTCTTGCAAAGTCTGGATTGAACCAGTAGTATTGCCCTCTTGCTTGAGGGAAGGCGCGAGGTATAAACTGCATCTCAAGAGCGTAACCCTCTTTACTTAGTCCAAGGCAGGGGGCAAGCAGATCGCCCAGCACAGAGCATTCTAGAGCCTTATAGGCGGCATACTCAGCCTTATTGTGGGTTGGGTAACCCACTTTGATTACAGTGTGAGACCCCTTCTTCTTTAGAACAATTCGTGTGGTGCCGTTGGTTTCAACAACTTGCAATTTAAACTTATTAGCTATCTTCTCAGAGTGTTCCCACAATTCTTGAATCTCATTTAAAATGAGATTTTGCACATAGGAATCAATCCTGTTCAGAAGGTTGGTCGAAGCCATGTTGCTTACGCATGTTTAAAGCCATAAGCTCATATTGAAGCATCTCAAGAGCGTCCCATTCAGGACTGAGCATCGTACCATGCACATAATCTGCCACAAATTCTGTGGGCTTAGTATCTCCCCACACTACTTTATGAACCGCACCATTAATGATGTCCTCAAGATGCTCAGACCTCATAGTTTCTCCTGATGGACTGCCTAAGCTTGTTAACTGCCTTGTTAGTGAAGTGAACGGAAAGTCCAGTGCTGCTTCTTAACGCCGAGTGATTAAGACTACCATCTTTTGAAAGGATTCCAGGGTTGCCCATAATCGCGTTAATCACCTTCTTAACATCTTCGGGTTGCTCGTTGGTGAAGTCCTCTAATTCGATAGCAGACAACCCGTATTGAGCCCTTGAGTCTTCAATTCTGTCGTGCAAGCCCTGAGTTTCTCCGTTGGCATGGTCTTGATCGATTGAATAATGCTTTTTCCTAAAGTCCATCTTCTTAGAGAGAGGAATACCTTTTTTTGCTTTACGGTTCCAAAGCACTGTCTTTGTATACTGATCAAACAATTTATTATCAATGGCTATATCAAAGCTCTCTCCTGTCTTTTTCTTAAAGCCCTCAATGGACTCCAAAGCCGCCATACAAAGATCGGAGTAGTTATCTTCATGTGAGGCTAGAGCAGAATCGCCAGAAATCTTCATGGCGATTGTGTGCATTAGCTTACCATAACGCTCTTCGTAGAGAGCCCACTGCTTATCAGTTAATTGGGTCATGTAAACAATTATAGACTAAGGAGTTGCTATTTCAACTATCCAATCTGGCTTTTTCCTCACGAGAAGTTTCTCTGGAATCCTTACCCATACTGAGTAAGCTATAACCACAGATATCTCTCCAAGGAGACTCATCCCCATAGCTAGGATCAGTCGCAAGCCTAAACAACTTGTCCACAACCCTGCAAATGGTAAGCACATCTAGATACTGATCGGGCTTAATTCCATCAGGGAATAAAACCTTTAAGATCTTGTGAGCTTTTCCAAAGGAGTCTCCATATGCCTCTTGCTTCTCAGCAACTAACTTACCAACGCTTTTTCCTAGTTCTTCGTATCTGTTCATTCTTATTACCTAAATTTCTTTTCAGTATCTGTGTTCTTGATACACCTGTAACATCCCTGCCTAAACAAGTAGCACAAGTCATTGCCTTATTATATTCATACAACAAGGTCTTGTCTCCACAAGACTGACACTTCCCTTGTTCAGGAAGCTTACGCAATCTCACTCTCCAGCCATTGAATAATTGGATCATACATTTGCTGCTGTATAATTACAGAGAAATCATCATGACCGCCAGCTTTAACATAGTTGTATGTTGCATTGGCTCGACTCCAGGTAATAGTGAGCATGGAGGCTATGGCTTTAAACTTTCTAGTCTTGTTTCTTTTTGAAGCACGGGACTGTAATATTTTAAGCTGGGACATCACATCGGTAAGATATGTGGTGAGTTCTGCTTGTTGAGGTGTCATATCCTAGTTATAGTGATGAACTACCAAAAGTGTTAATAATTTCTAACTTATTTTCTCTAACTTCTGCATCATACTTACCTGTGCCGTTCTCAGGTTGTCGATTAGCCAAGATTTCGTCAGCAAGCGGTAGGCCCACGAGTCTTTTAAGAACGCGCTGAATATCTCTAGCTCCAAATTCTTCTGAATAACCATGTTTAATTACGTAATCAACGATCTCTGGGGTTGCTTTGATTGGGTACTTTGCAAGAGCCAGTTTAGCTATCTCCTTAATATCATTCTGTGTTAAATCATTAAAAAAAACAAACTCATCAACACGACCACGAAATTCTGGTGAGAAGGTCGCTTCAATTGATTTCATAATTTGCTCCTTATCACCAGCAGAACTAATTCCGCTCCTGAAACCCACAGCTTCAGTTTTTAAGTCTTTAAGACCACAGTTCGATGTCATAATGAATATTGAGTCTGTAAGGTCAATTTCATTGCCAGAGTTATCAGTAAGGGTGCCCGTGTCTAAAAGAGAAAGTAAAATGTTGTAGAGCTTAGGGTGTGCTTTTTCTATTTCATCAAAAACAATTGTCCATCGATTAGATTGATCCGCTTTCTCTTTAATTAGAGAGCTTTCAGAGTGACCAATGTAACCAGGGGGAGATCCTAGAAGTCTACTGACCTCATGCCCATTGGTGAACTCAGCACAATTAATAACCCAAAAATGTTTTGAGTATTTTTCTCCAAGTTTCCTAGCTAATTGAGTTTTACCACGGCCAGTTTTGCCAATAAAGAAGAGATTCATATGTGTGCTGAAATCAGCAGCTTTAAGCTTTACAGAATCACGGACAGCACGAATAGCTTCGTCCTGACCTATAATATTCTTCTTTAAGAAAACCTCCAAACACTCGATGGATTGTAAAGAACTCAAAGGCTTTTCTTTTTTCTTTTTCTTTTTACTTGTTTTCTCTTCTAACTTCTTTTTAAACTCCTCGTCTTTCTTTGCATCGTTGACAAGAGTCTCTAGAATGAAAGACTCAGGCAGAACTTCATTAATTTCATAGCAAACATACTCTATCCTAAAGTCTGGGTAATACTCGACGATGGCGCTGTAGTAAGCTCCCAGTAACTTGTACTCCAATAGCGGGTCGCTCACTGTTTCCTTTACCTTAGAGGCTTCTTCCATTCTTGAGATGAAAGTTTTCTTCTCATCTGAGGTAACCGAGTCAGCAATAACTATCTTCACATACCTAACGAAATCGAATTCACCAGAGGCGGTCTGTTTAATAAACCTTGTTAGCTTATTAAATAATATCTTGCCTTGACGCTCGGTCAGACGCTTAACGTGAATGATGGAGTTTAACTCGGCAGAGAACGCTTTAATGCTGTTAGTCTTTCTAGGCATCTTTGTCCTTGTTGAGCATCGCATTTAAGTTACTAAATAGTGAACCATTCAACTCCTGTTGAGATGGGCCAGCTTTACCCTCTAAATCCATCTCTTTAAGTTGATACTTCTGCATGGTCTGTGCCAATTTGAGAAGTTTTTCGTTTGCGGTGCCCATCTGACCAAGTGCGTTAGTAGATGCAGCTATAATTTTTGTGAACGCATCCACATTTGGATTGCCATTATCATCAAAGTTAACACGAGCCTGACCTAGATCCTGCATTGCATCTTTACAGTCCTCAAACAACTGTTGTGCTGCATCACGATCAGACTTTGCGTTGTCTTTAATTTCCTTGACGAGTCGGTTCATCTTCTGATCCGACCACATCTTGTTCTTCAGAATGTAGTTTGCCATTTAATAATTCCTCGTCGTTATAAAACAAGTCCTCATCATCCAAGATGTCATCTTGATAATCAGGTAGATCTCTATGACTATTTAGTCTTGGACGCCTGGGTCCGTAACTTTTCTCTTTTCTAAATGTCTTGCCCATGTTTAGTTTTAAGATTAGCGATGTAGCTACCTTTGATAAATTTGTTTGTATACCAAAAATAAAAAGGTATAGACCAGTCCACAGGCTTGATAATGATATCGAGATGTGTGACGTAAAGGGCGAAATTTGCCAGCGACTCCCATATTGATATATTACCATAGATGATTAACCCAATGCGTTTAAGAATAAAACTCATGCTTTTTCAACCATATTTTCCATGAATTCCTGGAATGCTTGCTCTCGTGTAAGGCCAGACTCACGTTGAGCTTTGGTCATTCTAAATCTTTTGCCTGTTTTCTTTTTGTAGTCCTCGATATCAATAAACGGGGCGTTAATATCGTTACTGTTAGATAACTGCTTTTTCAACGCCTCGTCAATGATGATGCTAAGTCTATCTTCGATTGCCATATGTTATTATAGTATATACTAATCTTCATTTAGAAGATTAATAATAGGTTCAACTCCCTCATCACCGGATTCAATAAGATCCTTAAGATGTGCAGACTGGAACTTCTTACCTGTCGATTTGACAGTGTACCAGGATCCACCACGCTCTACAATACCATCACGCTCTAGGTGTGGCAAGAGTCCATAGTAGGGATTCAGACCTTCATTGAACATGAGTTCAAACTCACAGACCTTGAAGGGCTCAATGAGCTTATTCTTTTTGTTCCTCACCTTACCACGAATACCCGTAGGACTCTCTTTATCACCCACAACATCAGTCTTTGCTGTTTCCAAGTTTACCCCAAGGTAGTAATCCAAAGCGTTGCCACCAGCAGCAGCGGTTCTAGGATCCCCATACATCTGACCAACCTTGTTCCTGATCTGATTAACGATAACAAAAGCAACATTCTTGGGCCTAAGAATAGGATTAATCTTTCTAAGTGCTGCGCCTATCTGCTTTGCTCGTGTGGCTCCTACCATATTGTTGCCTTCATAGCCCTCAGCCTCCATCTCAGCTTTTGATGGCGAGACAGCTAGACTATCGTAGAAGACCACGATGGGCGTATCAGAATCGTCAGTGCGAATTGAGTTGATGATCTTTTCAATCGTATCAAAGCAATCCTCTACACAAGGAGGTGCAGCGTAGATGAGTTTATTAGGGTCAACACCTAAAGTCCTTGCAAACACAGGGTTGTATGCATTCTCAGAGTCAATAATGACAGTGTAGTAGCCTTTCTTCTGAGCGTTTCTCAGGATGTGGGTGCCGAAAACAGTCTTGGCAGTGGACGCGCCCCCAATAAACTGAGTAATCATGCCAATGGGCACACCACCATTGTAATTACCGGAGATCACCTTATTCAAGGCATAGGATCCGGTAGAGATGAGTTCTGGTGTAAGCTCCTGCTCAGAGAGCATGGATGCGTTCTTAAGTTTCAGTATGATATCACTGGTCATGCAGTATTATAGCTCCACAGGCCAAAAGTATTCAATATTATCTGGTTCAGTCCAACCATGCACAGAATAATAAACAGGATCCTTACGAAGAAGGTTAGAACGATGGCTAGCGTGGACTCGATCGTCGCCAATCCAGTCGGGCATTTGAATATCATCAGGAAGATCATAATACTTCATGGTGTTGTTGTAACCACGATCGATCCACTCTTGTATGCAGACATTGTGGTAGAGCTTGAGAGCAGGCAGATAACCGCGCCACATGGTGCGAGCGGGGTGATTAGCCCACCCAACCTTGGTACTAGGATTAGCGGCAAGCTTGTTGGTGCTATTAACCAATTGCATAGCCTCAACGCGCTGCTTGCCAAGACGGCGGTAGTCTAGAGCTTTGACGGAGGACACAAAGTCGGGATACGGCAGGAACGTTTGCATGGCCTAAATTATACCAACCAGTTCCAATTTTACCAACACTAAATACTTATATACCATGGCTATCGTAGACTCGAACCCCAACGACACGGTTACCAGAGCGGATCTTAACCAGCAGCTTGAAGTTCACGCTAAAACTATTGAACTTCAGATACTGTTATCCAAGCAGCAAGAGGAGATACTGGAGGAGTTATCCAACTGCGTTGAGGATCACAAAAGAATCAAAAGAGCTTTGGAGACTTTAGAGAGGAGGACCTGGAAGCAGGGTTGGCTTTTCTGGGGTATGATATTCTCACTAATAACCACAGCAGCAACTTTAATGACAAAGGCAAGCTAATGACTGATACCCACCGGCAGCTTCTCGATAAGATCAACACTATTCAAAGTGATGAAATACCCTGCTCTTCTTATGAAGATACCGACACCTACAGGAAGACATTAGCCGATGCCTCAATTATGTTGGAAGATGAAATTGAGAAGCTTAAAAGCCGGATTGCTTAGTTGGCTAGCAGCCGTCATCTTCGTGATCGTTGTTCTGATGGCGAACTCCACCACCCTTCACAAAGCCGTTGGGGTAACGAGAAAGTAACTTGTCCACGTTGGCCTGTGCAATTTCAGTAAGACTAAGCTGAAGATTTGCAGCAGCCATGGCAACATAGTAGAGAATATCACCAAGCTCTTTCTTGGCATCTTGGCGATTTAGTGGCTTTGCATGGAAATGCTTTTTCTTAATTAATTCACAGTATTCACCAGCCTCACCAGCAATACCTAAAGCCCAGTTAAGATTAGCTTCGTCCCAAGACATATCAGGGTTGGCTGTTCGCTTACATGCTTCCTGATATTCATTAAATTTTATCGTCCTACGAGGATCCATTATACAATCTCCATCCAGTGATTAACCATTTCTTCAACCATACTTTCAAAAGTATACTCAGGTTTCCAACCTAACACCTCTCTAATCTCAGAGGAATCTCCTTTCAAGAAATCAAGTTCTTGAGCCCTAAAGTACTTGGGATCTACTTCAACATGGTCTTCGTAGTTAAGTCCAAGCTTTTCAAAAGTAACTTTGCACATGTCTCTAATTGTTCGGCTTTCACCTGTCGCCACAACCCAATCTCCGGCTGTGTCATAGTTCACAATCATATACATTGCGCGAACATAGTCCTTAGAGTGCCCCCAATCTCTTGAGGCATTTAGATTGCCTAAAGCAAGCTTATCCTTCTTACCTTTCTTAATCTCCACAGCACCCTTTACAATCTTGTTAGTGACAAAGTTTGAACCTCGTCTCGGAGACTCGTGATTAAATAGAATGCCGTTACAGACATGCATACCATATGCTGCCCGGTAGTGTCTAACTAAGTTGTAACCCATCACCTTTGCACAGCCATAAGGCGAGGTCGGTGTCATGGGTGTGGTTTTTCTTTGGTGTCCGTCATCATCAACGGAGTTTCCAAACATCTCAGAGGAACTCGCTTGGTAGAACTTGACGTTAGGAACAAATTGTCGGCAAACTTCCAATAGGTTTAGAACACCTAATGCATTTGTTTGAATCGTGAAAGAGGGAACATCAAAGCTGACCCTAACGTGGCTTTGAGCGCCTAAGTTGTAAACCTCATCGGGCTTAACTTCCGATACAATTCTAGTCAGTGAGGGGACATCTAAAAGGTCACCGTAGTGTAACGTAACATCAAGATCTCTAATTCTACTGTCTTGATTTTCAGACACAGAGTTACGGCGCACAATACCGTGAACTTCGTATCCCTTGGACAAGAGAAGTTCTGCCAAGTAACTACCGTCCTGACCTGCGATGCCAGTTATTAAAGCTTTTTTATTACTCATAGTCATATGCTCTTTTCAAAAAACTCACTAATTCCGTGATCCCATAAAACCTTATGAACATTATTGTTGATTGCGAGTTCGTAATTCTTTTCCACCGCCTCTAAGTTAGAGTTATACCAAGACTCGTTGGCGACATTTTCTAGAATGTGAGACAACTCACCTAACGTTTCAAAGATGATCACGCCTCTCGAATCATAATAGTCATGTATGTTAGAATTCTTATCACCAAAATAAATAGGAACTGTCCCACAAGCAAAGCAATCGTTAGCTTTTTCAGAAGTATATCCGCTGAATATATTCTCAACAACAACTTGATACCTATAGGGCTTGGTGCCCGTGGACTTATCCTCTATGGGTTGATATCCTGTGCCGTACAGATCAAAATGCTGAGAGAACTGTTGGACTATGTCGTGTCTATACTTTTGTGCAGCAGTCTCTCTTTTGTTAGAAAAGATTACGGACATGTTTTTACTCTTGGGTGTCTTCCACCCAAAGTTAGTTTTGTCCATCTTTATTCTGGGCCACACAGGGTAGTATCTAAATTTACTACTTAGGGAGAGTAGAGGCTTGTGGTGTGTGAGAATCATGTCGAATTTATCGTAATTCTCAGCTACCCAAGAATATACCCTTGGTATTATTGTAATTGGCTCTACAAGCATGGCAACTTTGTGCTTGCTTACATCACTCACTTGAGGTATGAGTGAATCAACATAGATTGTGATATTTGAGCTTTTACCTCTCACAAGAGTAATGTGATTAGAGCGTTCATTCTCTGCTCCTGTTATATCCGGGGATAAGGACTCGTGATGGAAACCTATGGTGTGTTTATACATATCTAATCCTCAAACTTGTAATCAAACAAAGCTATGTCCTGTTTATAAATATTACCAACTTTCTCAATCAGTTCATCTGTATAGAAATATTCATAAGACGGAATGTTGTTTTTATCAAAGTCTAATGGCCTCCTTCTTGAAACATTATCAACTGTATCAGTGTAAGGGGACGGAGGTTGATAATAAAAATCTTCGAAATTGATGATATCTTCCAAGTTCAAGTCATCTTGTACTTTTCTCATGTCAGTGGCAAGGGATTCGACCTTAACTACCCTGTTGAACTGTAGGTCCATTGTGCCCTGGTAATAAGGCTTTACATGTTCCTCCATCCTGAGTGGATCAGCATTCTCTAGAAGATTTACAAGCTCAGTGAATGTTATATCGCCACTGTAAGAGTTATTCCCAAGCTCTATGGGGAAATTCAAATTCTTCTCTCTCATTAAGATCTTCTTGTTTACGTAATAGGACACTAATCGTTTCCAAGGATTTCTTACAACTATAAATTTATAAAAATCCTTGTATGGTTCCTTCGCCAGTAACATCGGATCACTAAGTGCATAACCACGATTATTACACTCTACATGAGGAGACTTAGCCCACTCAAAAACACCATGAGTATTTAAGAACCAAACTTTAGCCGTGGCGCAAGCACACTTCGCGTTCCAAACAAGCATAAACTTGTGCTTATCACTCACCAAGATTCTATTAAGCATACGACCTATTATAGTCTTTTATTCTTAAAAACACTCATACTTCTAAGATCGGGCCAATCGGTTACCACCCATTCTCTAGGAGTGCAATGCTTCGCTTTCTTAAGTTTTTCGACGCCTGTCTTCGCCGTTTCTGGGGTCATATAGTAGTGATAGCCTATTGATGATATGTCCTGCTCTCTCCAGGGTATGTTAGGAAGTCTACCATCGTAAGACATCTTCTTAAGTGCCACTGCGTCCGACAGGCTATCAGTCAGTATCATACCTCCCTTACCCAAGCTTAAATGTTTTTGAAATTGAAAACTTAGACACATGAGACTTCCAGGGACATAACCATTCTCTTGCCAATGAACGGCAGCGTCTATAATAGATGTATTCCCAAGAGTGTAGTAGTTCTTCCATTGCCAATCGTCAAAGGACCAGTTAAGTTTCAACTTCTCTGCCGTAAAGGGAACTGAAATATAAGTTCTACAAGGAATGACAATGTCATCAGCCTCTGTGTGTCTTAAACATAATTCAATGGCGTGAGTGCAGCAGTCTGTAGCGACCGCGTAAGGTGCGTCATAGAATCTGGCCACCTCACTTTCGAATTTTGTTACATCGTCAAAACTCATTTTACCGCCTCAACATTTAAGCTAATCAGAACACCGTTATCCTTATCCATGTGAGGGATGTAGGCTTGTGAGTGATCATCAAAATTAGCGTGCTCAGTGGTTCTCCAATCATAAGCCTTCACGAACCTAAAACCAACATCGACTAGTGTTCTTTGAATTGAGAGGAAGTCGTAAGTTGTTTTGTGGTAAATTGCAGGGTCATTAAACTTACCGTAAAGAGGACCTAAGACTTGATCTAGCGTTATTTCACCCTGGCCATAAAGACCGGCTAAGACTGCAAAGTTAGGGACGGCCAAACGAAGAATACCATTCTTCTTCAGAACTCTTAGCCACTCTTTAAGCACATGTGCGGCTTCGTCTCTGTCGAAATATTCTAGTAAGTGAGAGGCATACAGTAGGTCGCAACTATCATCATCGTAAGGAAGGTTCACAACGTCATTAGAGTCTATGTGAGGATAATCCACGTAATCAATGTGATGCCATTCTTTACCAAAATCTCTCTTACCGCAGCCTAAATGAAGTTTCACAGAAATACCTTATCCTTTTCCTGGCCTTCGTATGGACCAGTCTTGTATTCGTACACCAACGTATTATCCTCCATTATCTCATAGGTGTGCCCACCCTCTAAGGTGAAGGATATGTCTCCAGTGTTTAAGGTTACTTTTTCTAGCAAAGCACCATCGGTATCATAGTAAGTCACCAAAATGCTGCCTCTCATCACAACCCAACTCTCCTGAGCTATGCATGAGTCATAGTTTGGCTTCTTCCAAATGTGTTGATGTGGTCTAAAGGTTAAACCTTTTTTCATTTTTAGGTGAGCACATTGAATGAAGTTTTCCGCTGAAACTAGCTCCGTCCTTGGCTCAGTAAATTCATCAAAACGATAAAGCATGTGAAGCAACTTTTCACTGCCTAGCTTTGAGTAAATCTTTTTCATACTAATTTCTCCTGAGGAACTATACAGTCAACTCTAAACGTGTCAGACTCGTAGTCACAGCCACCACGAACTCCCTCGCTAAAAACAACAAACTCATTCCCATCTTCCCTCACTATCAGGGTATGCACCTCAAGCGGAGGGGTAGAGACAAGATCGCCAACCTTAGCTATAACCATCTTAGGTTCATCTTCTGAATCGAGGGGCTTGTACCAGTATTCTAATGATCCTTTAGTTATGAGCATATGCTGAGTACTTACCTTGTGGTAGTGATTGCCCCTCATCACATTTGGCTCTGAATGAATTATAGCAACATGATCTATGTTTTTCTTATAGAAGATATCTGCTATGCTACCTCTAGCATCTTCAAATAATTCTAATGGAACTTCAACGTCAGTCCATACGTTTTTTATATTCATGATAATTCCTCCAAGCACAAAAACTCCACGTTACTGTTTATATGCTCAATCTTCTCCTTCAACATTGAGGAGATATTCCAGGACAGTATCAAAGCATAAAACTTACCGTAATTAGAAAGAACTTCGTCGGCCACAATAGGTATTCTGGTAAGAGGTGTATACTTACCTTTCTTGTGCTCCGAAGCGTCCGTGATGCAATCCAGCAATGTGCTATCTATGTTGTAGAAGTTTAAGAATGTATTTGTCTTAGCGGCTGCTCCGATTCCCACGATAGGGTATCCTTCGTTTTTAATCTTATACAGCTTGGACATAACCTTATTCCTATCCTTTGTAATTTCATTCATGAAATTTTGATAGGTTTCTTCCTTAAATAGTCCAAAGTCCTCCTCTTCAATTATCAAGTTCTCAACCTTCTTAATCATTTGAACATTGTCTTTCTTTCGAGAGAAAACTCTGATTGAACCTCCATGGTAATCAACTATTTGAACTTTGAATATTTCTAAACCATGTTCTTTCAATAAATTGAAAGCATACTTAACCGTAAAGTAAGTAACATGCTCGTGATAAACTTGATCAAACTTTTTATCTTGAATAGTGTAGAGCCAGTAGGGCAATTCAAAGATAAAGACTCCGTCGTCACTAAGGATTTCGGAAACAGCTTTTGTAAAAGCTGAGGTGTCGTTGGCATGATTGAAAACATTATTTGCAATAACAACGTCTGCAATACCAAAGTCGCTCTTCAACTGATCAAGAGAGTCTAAGCCAAAAAGAACATTATGTGTCTTCACTCCATTCTGGCTAGCGATATTTGCCATCGACTTGGACGGATCAACACCCTCCGCTTGATAGCCCTTAGCCATGAACTGCTTAGTTAGGAAGCCGTCATTAGACCCTACTTCAAGAATTTTAGAGCCAGCAGGCAATAGGTCGCTAACGTCATGAGCGTAATCTTCCCAATGCTTGCGCGACACTTTTGAGTTTGAAGATGTGTAAGAATAATTATAAAGGTTATACCTATCATCATCCTTTGTTTCAAACTTCAAACGTATCTCACCAGTCTCTTTATCTAAGCCGCAATGCAACGGGTAGGTGGGCTCCGATAAATGATACTGATCTTCGGAGATGAACGTATCTGCGAAGGGGTGCATTCCTAACTTAAGTATAGTTTTCATTTTTTACACTCCAGATTTAACTGCATTTGAATGCCGTTTTTATCCATATGAGGCACGTAAGCTAACGAAAAATCATCATAGTCTTTCGGTAGAAACTCATTAGGATCATACTCCTCCACCTCAGTAAACCCCTGGTCTATTAAAAGGCTAGTTAAAGATTCGTCATCATAGATTGTTTTGTGGTATAAGTAACTTTCGTTGTTGAGCTTCCATTTACCATAAAGAGGTCCAAGAATCCCTATGCCGTCAACATCCCCATACTGCTGGTAGACTCTGACCACAGATTTAAAATTAGGGACTGATACCTTTAATATCCCCCCACTCTTTAAGACTCTTAGCCATTCCTTTAAAACAGTTACAGCTTCACTTCGATCATAATATTCAAAGGATCCACAAGTGTAGATCATATCTACGGAATTATCCTCAAACATGGACAGGTTACCCAAGTCTGTATCAGGATAATCTATGTGCGGTAGATCATCTTTATCTACGTGAATAAATCCTTCCAAATAACGAGGACCACACCCTAAATGTAAATTTATATCGACCATCTTAGCTCACCCAAGCAACTGGTGCCTCCTCTATCCCGTTCGCCAAAAGAGTACAAGCTCTTCTTAAACCATCCACGCAGTGCCAGTTGTTTCGCACGATGATATAATAGCTTTCATAGGGTGGCTCTAAGTAATCTTTATCAGAGTTTACTATATCTTCAAACTCTTGAAGAAGCTCTTCAACAGTCATATTCTCATTAGGGGTTCCTTTCCTTGCCCAGGTGTGACCTCTGCAAGATTCAAAATAATCTTTTAATGGTTGTTTGCTTCCAGTAAGATACTTGAAGTGAGGAGTTTCCTTAATACTTATGGCAATAGGAGACCCCCATATTTGATCAACTATATTTTCAAGTCTTACTGTTTTTATCTCAGCAGACATGATCCCGTACCCTGGGGGTAGGTACAAGCTTTGTGATCGTTGACCTTCATGAATTTTTTTCAATTTAGGACTCCCTCATTTTGTTATAAAGAATTTCAGCCATCATGAAATCAAACTCGGTGTCGATGTCCATGGACTCTATCTCGTTCAAAACCTTAAATGTAGGCTTTGGGGTTACGACGTTTCTATAAGTCTTCATGAGCTTTCTGCTTAACAAACAAACCCCATATGTAATTTGATAAATGTTTGGTAGGTCTTGGCTGTTGGGAGAATTATTTAAAGAATAGTTAAGTGGCTTTCCATCCAACCACAGGTGATGCTTCACTGGTTTAACGGTGACCACACTCTCTGAATTTTCAAAGTCTTTTAAACATTCTTCATAAGTTTCCAATGATATAAACGGACAAGTAACAGGACTGTATAAAACGTTGTCGCAGTCAGTAATCATACTTAAGTTATCAAAGAACTCTGAATTAGTTGCTTGAGACCCAGCGAAATAAGGTTCCCTCTCATGAGTCTTCGCCCCCATTGAGTTAGCCATCTCTAACATTTCAGGACAGTCAGAGGTCACTATGATATCTTCCAATCTAGACCTAATCTTCAGTAACTTATTAAGCTTGATTTGCAGTAACGAGGAATCACCAAAAGGCTTTATGTTTTTATTCTTAACTCTTTGAGATCCTTTTCTTACAGGAACTATAGCAGTTACTTTTTTCATTATCCTAATCTCCTAATTATCTCAGACCAATCTCCTTTAAATTCTATGGCCTTATCGTCGATGTAGTAATCGGCTCGGGGCTTTTCAAAAGTTATCTCATCAATGAGATCTCTAATACCGTGATTGATTAACCACTCATCCACAAGTTCATAACCAGATTTACCGTTCACTAAAGGACGATCTGGTTTTACTTTTGCTGAAAATACTATTATCCTCCAATATTTAGCTAGCTCTTCAATAGCCTCTAAAGAACCCTCTATCGGGTCACCGTAGCAGGTACCATCATGCCATCCTTTATCAAAAGTATGAATGACTCCATCAAAATCAATAGCCAATGTATTAAGTTCCCCCTCAAGACCTGGGGGTACCTGTTGATTGTATAATGTTCCTTCTTCGACTTCTGATTTAATACCCAAACAATCAAAGCGTCTGCTCTTTGCTTTATTGGAAATACTAGGGCACGTATGTCCAGCACCATGAATAAGTTCATAAGTAAGCGCAAGTGACATTAATTCAGATGTGTGGTAGTACTTCACATTCTGTATAATCTGAAGAACGTCTGGGTTGATGTCCTTCTCCTTTGATTGAGCCGCCCACAAGCAAGACTTTATACCATTGTCAGACGCCCAGTTTAAAGCAGTGGCTAGACAGTCGGAAGATTTACCACTCGTTGAGCAGGACATGCCTATCGCAAGACACTTACTTTTATCCAGACCACGAGTACGCATATCCAGCCAGTGCATCAACCAATCGTTAAAATTAGTATCACTTTGAATAGAGGTGCATAAAACTCCACCCGCAGGTGCTAATATATTCTTATCGGTTAAACGTGAAGCGTCAACCGCTGCGTGTTCCGCAATCGACATGTTACCACCGTGTCCGAAGTAGAAAACATGAGTGGCATCTCTGTATAAACTTTTCAACTCGTCAAACTCAGGAGTTGATATTATAGTTCTAAACTTGTGATCAAAGTGTTCAATGTCTAACATGTTTACGGTAAATAATCGCTAAGAAAGTCATCAACTTTCAAACGTTTGTCAGTCGCTACGTTGTTTAAAAAGTATTGAAATTGACCTTCGATATCATGATAGTCCCCGTTGTCTCCAATTTTGAATATTTCGCTTATTCTATTCAAATCAGTATCCCCGTAATCAGGATGCTCTTTCGCGTAGCTAGTGCGGTAGAAGTCCAATCCAGTGATAAATAAGCTGTCGATGTCATAGTTCAACAAATCCACCATGGCAATTAGGCCAGTGTTAGGTCTGCTCTTATTGTTCTCATTCAAGCTTGTTTTAATATTACAATACAGATTCGAATCTATTATCTTGTGCTTGTTTAAATAAGTGTAACCATACACATGACAAGTTTCCAAACATCGCTCATTGAAGAACCATTCCGAGGGAGGATAAGAGCAAACGAGATAATTAAGATTTGTATCTCCATAATCATGATAAGAACCATCATAATAGATGATGTCTGTTCTGGTTCCTGAGTCTAACGGATTACCAATTTTAGCATGATTTAATCTAACAACTATATCATGTGAATCTATGTAAGATCCATTGTTGCTTCCTTCGATAGACTTTGCGGGTCCAACTAACGCCACTTTTTTACCTTTTAGATAATTATCCACGAGAATCCTTTTTTAGTATTTGATCTACCGAGATATCCAAAGCCAGTATTTTACTAGGGAAGGGTATTGCCCAAGCTGACTCAGGAGCACAATACCCCGCGTCTAAAACTTTTGTAGGAGGGTTATCAACAAAGTATCTGTTAACATGAGATTCATCGTGGTATATTGCCAATATCCCATTAGCGTCATCTTTATCAATGTTCGTAGATATTAAATCACAAAGTTTAAGAAACTCTGCGGACGATCCTCCTTGAAAGCCTCCGCAACAATACTGAGATATTTCATGTTTGCTAAGATAAGCTGTGGAGTTAACTTGCTGATCTTCAGGTGTGCCTTGACGGTTCGCTATGAATCCTGGGTGCTGGACGCCTAGTAGATCGGTGAGAACTTCCTCCCCAATGTAATCGATTACACGCATATCTGCATCTAAGTAATAGATGTAATCGTAGTGTTTTAGCTTATCCTTTATTGTTAGGAAGTAGTGATAACGGTAGTAGGAATCTCCAGGCCAACCCTTTGGCTCAATCTCTAATGCGACAGCATCGTGATTCAAAGGATGATTCACGTTATCCGTAAACACGAAGAAATCTCTATCGTGATTTTTTAGAAAGTACTTGTGAATAGAGTCTAACAGGGGGTTGACAAACTTCACATAGTCATTGGTCGCTATAATTACGAAAGCTATTTTCATATTAAAATCCAATCCTTCGGATGCATATCCTTTGTTGATAAGTGAGCGTTTAAAGGCCCGAACCATTTGGTAGGAGCAACAATCTTCCTACCCTTATTATTATTTAACCAAGCACCCCACCAAGAGAAGCTAGAGTTAGCAATTATGTTATTCTGACATAAAGACATTAGATAAATCTCCATGTAATCCTTTTCCTCGTCAGCTATCACATGCCCTGGGTATTTCTCTCTTGCCCACTCTTTATCGTTGGTAAAGATAATTAACTTGGATGGCTTGAGTAGATCTAAGGCTTTCTCGTAGTAATCTGTGCTCGTTAAGTCAGCGTGGTAATTTGAATAAGGAAGCTCCAAGTAATCTCCTCTACGGATGTGCATTCCAGTCGTAAGATCATCTACGTTATACTTACTCTTCAGATAGTTTAAATCCTCATCGACCATCTCAAACATTTTTAGAATGTGGTCTCTATTGTGTTGAAAATATCGATGACTTTGAAGGTAACTATTTTTAATAACAAGTGATTTATCGACCACTGGGATGGGTTTGAAATCAAATGAAGACTCGGTAAACACGTAGGCAAGACCCTCGAACTCGTCTGTACACAATCTTCTTAAGAAGTTATTAAAGTAGCCCCCATGGTTTGAACTCTTTATGGCAGGGAAGGTTGCCTTGTGTCCATTGTCTTTTGAGTAACTTAGAACTGAAGCTATTTGGAATAGCTGATTCCCAATACCTGGACACCCAGGTGATGGTCCAATAACATCTGAAGTGATTATATTACTCATACTTTCAATGTGAAGTTAGTAAGGTCTGGTTGATCTTTTTGATAGAAGTAAGGACTGTTTGGCGTTAGAACCTTGAAGTCCTTGTGTATGGAAGCCAACGCCACATCGCAAGGAATAAAATTATCAAGATAAGATTCAATAACCTCAGCAGCCGCGTCGATATATCTCTGACTTAAAAACAACATGGCGTGAGTTCCGCACATGTTATACACTCTTTTAAGTTCTGATGTCTCTTGAGTGGCCATCACGATACCGGGATACCCAAAATTGTTGTTCCTAATTGTGCCATGATTAGACACTCCTAAATAAACAGCGTCAGCATAATCAGGCACTAAAAACTTTAACTTCAAAGCGTCTGTCGGTACAATATCATCCTCAAACACCACAGTCCCTGGCTTCATACTTTTCAGAAGATGCAAGTGCGACAAGCCACAACCTACAAAATGATTACCGTAAGGGTTTGATGGGGAGGATGTGGTATTAGCAGACGATCTCTCGAAAGGCAAACCAAGACGGTCCAAGACACTTTTACACTCTGCCATGGACTCTGTTGATGAATCTACATTGATAACGTAGTTCTTAGTTTTAGTTAGGTCAATAAATCGATCCATGCCTCAAGAACCTTATCGTTTTCCCAGTATTCAGCCTGGGTGTCATTACCTTCGTCACCGTGATATTTCACTCCCGCACTCTTACACTCAGGTTTGATTAAGTTAAAGGTCTCAAGCTTTGGAGAGTGGAAAACATCAGTTAATACATCATACACTGACTGCATGTCCGTGGAGATGCCTCTGTAGGAGACTTTATTACCAAGCAAAGGCAACACCTTATCGTTAAAATATTCAGGAGAGGTAACCGCTCCATAAATTCTAACATCATCATGCCCATGCTTTAAAGCTCTCTCAATAGATTTGTGAGTTCTCTTATTTTCATCTACACTACCGATGATACCAGCCACTTTAAATTTATTATCTTTGGGCGTGTATTTTTGAACAATGTTCGGGATAACGTATCCATCGATGCCGTGCCAATCTCTTTGAAAGTTAGAGACAAAGTGAACGTCATCAAACACCAAGTCATTCATCTCTTTGATCGGGAAGATCTCTGTCTCATGGCAAGATAGTATCTGTTTCTTAACAGGCAACTTGTCAGTCACACGCATGTAGTGGTATACAAACACATCTTCTTTTGAAGGGGACACTTCATCATGATGCTTCCACTCACAAGTTATACCATCCCACTTATGTGGAGTGTAAAAACAAGACTTGATACCCTTTGCATTAAGAGCGTTTACAAGACTATTAAAAGCGATGGTAGACCCACCAGGGCCACCCCAACCACTAACAAATTTAATCATTTAATTTATATCCTACTTTCTGCATTGCTTCCATGTACAGGTCATACCTTCCGTGGCACAACTTTCGCCCATCAAACAAATCCTTTGTTCGTTCATGTAAATTTCTACCCAATTCAATACGATGATTCTTATCCTTACAAAGCTTTGCGAGTATTTTTATCCACTCACTCTTGGGAGCATCAGGATCAATCAAGTAACCTGTTTCACCGTTAATAATTGTATCCTCGTAGCAGCCAACATTACTAGCGACCAATGGGATTTTGTAACGAGAACATTCAGCCACCTTGATATCAGACTTAGAATCATTGAAATTATTCATCTGCAAGGGAGCTATTGCAACGTCCATATCCGCGTAGTAACGCCCGTAAGCATCAGGGGGTAGTGCGTAGTGTATGTTGTAGTTTTTGTGCCCCTTGAAGCCTCTCAGAAGCTGTGAGAGGTACTCAGGCCAGACCTTAGCTTCCCAACTATCCTTGGGCTTGTTAGGGTCTGGAGGCGGGTGGCCATAAAAATTCCATTGAACGTTTTCTTTGCCAACCTTTTGATTGACAAGGTGAGGGATAGCATTAAAGACCCTAACGTCACCTCTATGGTGAATACCAGCCGCGTAACCAATCCTTGTAAACTTCGCTTTTGTTTTTGGATGATTCCACGCAGGTAGCTGATAATCTAAACTGTTTTTTACTACCGCTAAACACTTACCTATAAGGGGCTGGATACGACCAGCGAACTTAGCAGATGTAACAGTCACTAAATCAGCATTGTAATAGCAATACTTTGTAACGTCTCCAAGTTTATTATCCCTATAGGTTTCGTATAAGTGATGCTCCTTATAGAGGTCAGTCAGCAAATCATCTGTGTCAAAGTGAACAAACTTCTTCAACTCTTTAGCAATCCCAATAACACGAGCGGTATAGGGTCCTCCATATTTTAAAATGTTTGCAACAAAAACAATATCAGCCCAATTCATATCATTGAGTTTGTCTGCTGGGGGAGCGTAATTCTTTTCGGTATCCACCTCCAAAGGGTTGTCATTAAATCTAACTTCAACCTTATCGCTCAACTCCTGAGCCAGCATCCCCATAGGACTTAATTGTCTGTAGTAACTACAGCCTCCATGATTTGCGAATACAACTAGTATCTTCAGTTTACGCATAGGGACATAATAGTCTTATGGGTATAAAAAAAACTAACCCAGATCCAAAGACCTGGGTTAGAAACACTGGTTCGCCCTTTGTTTTTTTATGCCGAAGCCGTAGGTTTCTTATCTTCCTCTTCGAAGACTTTCTTCGAACCATCTGAACTGTGAGCCGCACCAATAGCCTTACCAAGCGACACCACAGCATCTTTCAACTCCATCTTGCCATTGCCAGGAACAGCAGCCTTAACAGCGGCACCATAGTGCTTACGCTTTCTCTTTGAAAAGAGAAGACCGAGACCTTCGAGCGCAGCGACACCTGGGAATACTGTGTTCAGACCTCCAAGAGCCATGCTAATAGCAGAGTCTAAGGCTTGTGACCCAGGATCCATCACATCCACGACATCCGCTGTAGGATCTAGAACGTGAACCTTGTCCACCAGGACTAGGGCTTCTCCCGTAGCAGCCATCTTGCCTGCAACCTCTGGGGGAAGCATACCCAGATCAGCCGGGACCGCGTCTGCACGACCCGCAGGGGTTACATTACCAATGGTTGTAACTACCTTGTCAGCGAAGAGACTCTCCGCTAACGCGCAACCAGTACACAGAAGGCCAAATACTGTAACGAAAAAGCCTGTCAACCAAAATTTCTTATTCATCATACTTGTAAATCTCCCTTATCATCACTCCAAGGTGGAGCATCCGAGGTGGTCTCGGTCTTAACGGGGTTGAGAGAGGCTTCAAGGTTCATTACAAGTTCCTTGCCCTCCTCATAGCTGCCAATCTCGACGAGAGATTGCAGGTTCAATTCATTATCCATCCACTCAGCTACCTGAGCAGGATTTCCAGCGCGAGTCTTTTTGTACTTAGCATTAGACTCAATGAAGCTAGGCCATTGACCTTGCTTAGTAATACGAATGTTGAAGTCGTTACCACGCTCCAAATCAATGATCGTGCTGTTATCAGGATCATCCTCATCTTGGAAGTCCTCATTGATCATGGCCGACATCACACGATCGAACAACTGCTTGCTCATGGCGATATACTTAACCGGATCTTCACCAGCCTCCTCAAGAGCACGCACCACACCGATGGAGTAGAATCGAGGCTTGGCCTTGAGTTGAGTCGCAAGGTCACCATACTTGGACTTTACGTTCTTACCAGTGGAATCCTTACCCAGGTTCAACTCCTTGTGGCGCCGCCACAGATCAAAGTAGAGATCACACACAGGGCACTTCTCGCCCTGAGTCTTACGACACTTAAAGTTCCGCCATTGACCCTCGCTGTTCTGATACTTGTGAACAGCGCCTTCCACAAAGAACTCCAGGGGGTCATCCTTTCCAGGAAGGAATCGAACGAAGTTGTCGCCTTCCTGGAACGAAGCCCAGTTAGACATCCCCTGACCACCTCCGGTCTGAGGCTTATCCTCGTTCATGATTTTCTTGTGCATCTCGCGAAGTTCTGCTAGTGTTTTTGCCATTTTATTTCTCCTTTAGGCTGTTGGTTTGCAATCGAGTTCTAACAAGTTATTGGTAAAGCTTGGATTCCTGCCGACTGTTAGCGGAAAGCTGGACAAGCATATCTTTCTTCATCTCCAATGTACTACAGATACCCTTAGCATAGCCGTAGCTTTCCTTGAGACGACGAAATTCGTTGTTTAATTCTCCAGTCACCTCAAGCGACTGAACGTAATCTTCAGCGGCGACAGCAGTCAGCTTAACGCCTTCGCTTCTTTTGGCGGTACGAGCAGATGCCTTATAATTCTCCAAAGCATCCTCAGCGTTGTCTAGGAGTCTTTTGACCTTAATCATGACACCATAATAATAGCCGTAGAGTGCTGAGATTTCACGAAGCTGGTTGGCGACCTCGTTTGGATCACGGGCCACTTGCCCTACGTCCCTGATAGCAGTTTCGTAGGATTCCTGCGTAATGTTTTCTGGATCAAGCATAAATTGTTGCGAATAATTTGGGGTTAAACTTATGAATTAACATGGACTGTTTAGTAAGGGCTACCACAAGCTGCTCATTAGACATGAACATCCTCTGCTGGTCAAAGTTTTTCTCGTCTAATCCTACACCTTCTAACATACAGTGGTAGATTTCATGAATTATAGTCTCACGAGCATCGAAATCAGAGAGATTCATCTCTAATTTTATTGCACGCTCATCCCAACAGCATACGCCGTCAACTTTCTGATCGTCCTGATGTAAGTCTGAGTGAAGCTCAAAGGTGAACGTGGCCCACCCCAGTTCTATCTCACCGATTTCTTTATCTACAAATTTATTGTAGATATGTTTTTTGTCTTTTATAAAAGGGAAATCACTCGGCTTGCTGTTCTTCATGTGATGGTTCTCTCATCTGAAGGGTCGTGTAGTCGATCCCAATATTAATTAGATAGTGCTGTTTCGAGTCACGAGCCTTAATAACAAAGACCCGCATTTGGCCCTCATCATACTCTTCTTGCGTCTGATTTAAAGAGATAACCCAATCGGCAGGACGAATTTTTCCATATGAGTCGCCAAGCTCTGCGTCTGTGATAATGTTGACACGGCGTGCCTGACGGTTCGTTTGAGAGGCTGTCCAGACAAGGCAATTATGCTCGACCGCAAGCCCTCGAAGCTCCTCTGCAATTCTCTGTTGAGCTTGATACTCAGAATCAATAATACGGTTTGGACGTAGAAGCTCAAGGTAGTCTACAATAATCAGATCAGGCACGAAGTCCTTGTGAAGTCGCAACTGTACGAGCAGGGCTCGCAACTGATTCACATTAGACGCACCCGTTGGGAACTCTTTAATAATCAGCCTGCCGTTGGTTTTCTTCTGAACTTCTTTAAGGCGATCCTTAAGCTTCAACTGAGCATGAGGCTTCTTGAGATCAGCATTACGAATCTCTGTAAGCACAGAGTCGAATCGTCCTGCGATCTTATCTTGGCTCATCTCCAATGAGAGATACAAGACATTCTTACCCTCATAGATGGCATGAGCACCCTGGTTCACAAGGTATAGTGACTTACCAACACCTGGAGGTGCTACCACAATGGCAAGCTCCTTAGCTGCTAACCCACCTTCAAGGTTCCTATCATGGGTAGCGAAGACTGTAGAAATTTTTCGCTCGGTGTTGCCCTGGTAAGACCTGTATAGGCGAGCGTTAACCTCTTCAAAGTAGTCCTGGCCAACGTCTACGTTGCGATTTACGAGTAGCGCGTTCTTTACAAGCTCCTCAACCTCTGCGATTTCACCCTCTTCGTTTAGGATGACCATCGCTTTACGAACCGCACCGTCCATTGCCTTTTGGCGAGCAAACTCCTCTACGGTGTCGAGAAGGAACTCACGGTCACCAAGGCAAGACTTGTCGATAGTGTTGATCTCTGCAATGGTATTCTCGTAATCAATACCAGTGTCAGCCGCGCCGGAGACGCTAGCATTAATGTAGTCTGGTAGAACTGAGTCAGAGGGCAGCTTTCGATACTTATCGTAGTAATTCCTTACCCCCAAGAAAACATTCTTGTAAGCAGGAAAGTCGAAGTAATCAGCCTTTAGAAGTGGAACGATCTCAGAGAAGAACTCAATGTCCTTCTTGAGAAGGTACAGACAACCACGCTTGGTGTTGTCGCTAATATGGTAGGGCATAGTTTATGATAGGGTCAGGGTCTACTTTTTCCTAGCTGCTTTTCCGATGGTACCGTCTTTTGTTGCTTGAATGTTTGCTTTCTTTAAAATTTCTCTGTTCTTTGTGGCTTGATCAGAGCTAGTTCTTTTGACGACTCCTTCCCTCTCAAGGACTTTCCAATTAGGAACCACCCTCTTGTAGTGCTGGTCGCCTGTTTTGATTCTTTCTTTTATTGCTGCGGTAGATTCTTTATAGAATTTCTCCGCTTGCACTTTATCCATACCTTCAGTGTGGTAGCGTTGACGTTCCTTCATTGCTTGGTAAGAGTTTCTACCATGCTTAATCATTGGTGCTCCGTCAACCAGACGCTCGCCTTTGCCTCCACAGAGACAGTCTACCACATCAGGTGGCATATCGCCATACTTAACTTCCTTATAAACTTCATAATCCCTAGGATCGTCCCAGTCAGGGAGAGCATCAATCTCTTCCTGACTGAGGCTACTAACTAAAACTTGTTCAGTGAATACGTCATCCACCAAAGGAATGTGACGCATTTCTTCTTTGTCACACTCCACGCAGTAATAGTTATAGTAAGGCATTAGGCTCCACACTCCCCACCAATTTTGCAGGCTTCCACAGCCATTTCAGATTCAGCTTGATCGCTTGCAATAAGTTCCTTAGCCTTGGCAATATTTTCGTCAGTAAGTGGCAGGGCTTTGAGTGGCTCCATGCCCTTCGAACCCGCACGATAGACAGTCATGCCCTTAAGATAAGGAGCATACTTCAAAGCCATTTTGGAAACAACTTCGTAATCAGCATCTTCAGGGAGATTGATAGTCTTACTGATTGCATTGTCCACATACTTTTGAATACATGCCTGAACAGCCATGTGTTGCTCAGGAGTGATATCATAGGATCCTACAATGTGACGACCATTGCCACCAGATTCTAGATCTTTTTTGAACAGAGGATCGAGAACCATCTGAGACTTCCAAGTATTACCCTCACGGTAGCGGCGATCATACATCGGGGCAAAGATGGGTTCAATACCCGTAGACGCACCGTGAATCATACCGACAGTACCTGTAGGAGCGGCAGTAAGCATGACAGCATTACGAATGCCGTGCTCCTTAATAAGCATCCTGATACGAGCCGGAAGCGTCTTAGCGAACTCTTCGTTCAGGTATTTGCGAGCATTGAACTCAGGGAAAGAGCCACGCTCACGGGCGATGTAAACCGACGCAAGGTAAGACTCGTTACGAATCGTGGTGTAGAGTCGATCAATAAACTCAATGCATTTGTCCGTGCCATACTTGATGCCAAGTTTGATAAGCATGTGGTGCAAACCCATCGTGCCCAAACCAATACGGCGGGAGCGATCACCTGCAATCTTACACTCTTCAATAGGATAGTGATTTGCAGTCAGAGTATTGTCGAGGAATCGAATGCCAGTGCGAATAGTTCTAGCAAGCCGATTCCAATCCAAATCGCTAGAATCCTCGTTCACCATGTTGGACAGATTGATATGACCCAAGCAGCAATTGGCGTAAGAGTCTAATGGAATCTCACCACAAGGGTTGGTGGCATTCATGCGAAGGAAGTAGGACATGTTGGTGTAACGATTTGTCAGCGACAGGTTGAAGATACCCGGCTCACCAGATTTGACAGCATTTTCCCATAAGCGATTCCACAGATCAATAGCCTTGAACTGAACCTCCTGAACATCCTCAAACTGATCGTCCCAGCCACGAAGGTGGTGTTGCTTTGCACGACCGAGAGCATCCTCTTCAGACAGTGCAACAATGTTAATAATTTCACTGTGTCCGTCACTAGAAATTCTGTTTGCCGAGTAGACCTTATAATCTCTGTTGCCAAATTTAAACTGCCAGTTGTCGTCGTTCTCACAAGCTTCAATAAACTTATCGGTGATTGCAACCGAGATGTTGAAGTTTGTTAACTGAGAAAGATCCAGTTTAATATGCAAAAAGTCCAGTAGATCAGGGTGATCCACATTAAGTTCCGCCATAAGCGCGGTTCTTCTGTTTTTACCTGCTTTAACATGATTTCCTACCTCATTAATCATTTGCATCACCGACACAGAGCCAGGGGCAGAGTTTTTTATATTCCCAATGTCATCGCCCTTCGGGCGAATCTTAGAGAAGTTAAAACCAATGCCACCACCCCCACAGGAGATGCGATACATATCTTGAATGGTCTTACCGATAGATTCTACACTGTCGTCAGGCTCAATAGCGTAACAATTGAGAAGATTTTGCTGACTACGACCAGCACCATAAATAATACGACCCCCAGGTACAAGATCACCAGTGCTGAGGGCATCGTAGAACTTCTTCTCATACTTTTCAATTTCTTCATCACCTTCAACAGATGCGATGTGCTTCGCCATCGCCTTACATCTCTCTGAATATTTTGTTTCGCCTGGGTAAGCGTAACGAGACATGAAGAGTTCTTGACCTATACTATCCAATTGTTTAATTGCCATTGCTAATCTTGCTAATACCTTTGTGTTTTCTAACTGTAATTGCGTTCGTATCTCCCAGAAGTTCCTGTAAATAGTTATTATGTGTAATCACTAAGACCTTCTTCTCAGGGTTCTGGGATTCTAAAGTGCGAAGAAGACTGTTAACGGCCAAGATACCAGGATTGTCGATGTTATCACAAACCTCATCAAAGAACAAGAGGTTGCAATCAGTTCTCGAAATCTTAGAGCTAAGATCTTGAAGG